AATCAGGGTCAGCAATATATCCTAAGATATCTTGATAAACTGTCTTACCGAATCCCCAGAATTTTACTCCTTCTGATTCTTTACCTCTTACGATAACTGGTACAAAAGTTCTTAACTTCGGTTCCATTTTCTTACCTGCTTTCCAATCATCGGTATCACCTGTTCTCTTAAGTTTTTCTGCAAACTCAACGATAGGGTCAGGTCTACCAAATGACATTGGACTCAAATAAGTCTTGTTGTTAATGTTGTAATGAAAGTAAAGTTCAATGAAAGGAATGTCTTTGTTGAACTTGTAAGGAACGATTCTCACTTGAGATTTTCCGTTTGCCGGTTTGAAAATTGAATCCGACTTTTTAGTGTTGTTTTGTAAAGAGCTAAATCTCTTTAGTGCCAATGAAATGTCCATTGTTTTGTTGTTTTTAGGGTTTAAAAATTTGTTTTTAAAGTTGAGGTTTATATCGCGATATTCCTATATCTAAATATAACTTTTTCATCTTTTATTACTATAAATATACGACTATTTTTTGATATTACCAAATTTATTTTTGGAGGTTTTTTACCTTTCTTTCGAGGTAAAATACAGCTTTTTTTAGGTCTTCCAGTTCTTTTTTTGGGTCTTTTTTACCTGCTCTTGCAACATATTTGACTACATTGAATAGGTACGCATCTTTGTCTAATCCCCATGCTTCACATACTTTAATTACTTCGTATGGATTGTCTACTCCCCCATAGTGTTGAGGGCCATTTACCATTTCTTTTATTTCCATATTTGATACCATTTTCTTTTAGGTGCAGGTTTACATAAACTAAATGGATTGTCTCCAAATGATGTTGTACCTACATATTTTGATGAAAACATATTTAAAAATACTTCATGATACTTTTCAGGTATCTTACTAAAATCAGCTTTTATTTCTACATTTAATTCAATTGCACCATCTTCAATGGTTATCAATTTTAATGAATTGTAAGTTTCAACATATTGTGATGATTGAATGTTTAAGTGTCCTCCACCTAAAAATAACTCCGAATCTTTTTTCTTTTCTGCCATAATTTATTTTTTACTTTCCCAATATAATGCTCTAACCTTTGCTCCCAATTCGGCATCGTTGGGTGTATCTAAAATTGTTCTACCTTCTACTGTTATTAAGTTTCTATTTTCACCCATATAACATTGTCTACATAATTGTCCTGCTCCCTCTACATAACCATATCTAAAATCGACATGAGTAGTTTTTAATGTAGTAGTTTCTTCACCACACATAACACAGGTTTCATAAATGTCAAATTCGTCTTTTTGTTTTCCTACTGATGTAACTAATCCGTTTTCATCAATTGTAAGTGGTACATGTTGTTCACCCATAATTTATTCTTTTATTGTTTCTAATTTGTTTTTCAATTTTACTGCAAGAGCACAAGTTTCATATTCCTCAAAGTCAATAAGTATTTGTAATTGTTCGTCTAATAATTCTGTAAATTCTCTACTATCAATGGATAATGTAATAACTATAATCTCTTTAATTAAGACTTTTGCGAAATCAACTCTCTTCTTTTTATTTCTTATTCCAAATGAAATACCTTCTACGATTGCTTTTGCAAGTTCTCGTCTATTAAGTTCAAAAATGTCCGAAGGTTCGTTTGCGTGAATTTGAATTGGAGTGTATCTATTTCTCTTTGTCATAAACCAAATATAAGAAAAATATTTTAAATCTCCAAATTATTTTTGATTCTTATTTTTTAATAAATCAATATGGCCATCTCCGACAGGTGCAATTACTTTGTATCCTTTCGATTCCCACTCTTTTGTTTTACGAATTAAATTTTCATCTCTAATATCGTTAAATGTATCTGCTAATTCACCAACTGATGTTTTTTTATCATTATAATCGGCTGGAAATGATAATCTATATAATGTATCGTAATCGGTTTTTGTTGGTGTTTCAAAATTTTCTATTGGTGCAAATCCGGCTTCTTTTGCTGACTTTTGTAGATATTCTTTTCCCGTTTCATCCAAATAATCAACCGATGGGAAGTCATTTGTATTTTTATTTTGTCCAACCATACTTGCCCAATTTCCTGCTTTTACAATATTGAGAGGTAGGCCAGTTCTTTTCATTTGTTCTTTATATAAACGTGATTGGTCGTTCATTACATTTAAGTCTTTTCCATCCCAACTATCATTTACAAAATTTGGATAATATTCTTTTAATTTATTATGAATATATTCTTGTTCAGACCCTTTTACATAAACATTATCATCATCACCACCTTCACCTAAAAATGCAATTTTACTATCTTGTGGGTATATTTTTTGAATATCATTAACTACTTCTTGAGCTCCTTTTAAATTATAATGTTCCATTCCAAAAAATGTTGAACCATTTTTAGTTTGAATACTCCCAAGTTGATTTCCTTTTGAGTCTTTTCGTTTAGATGGTTTTAATTTGGAATTGATAGGTTTTTTTGTTGGTATAACATGTTTAATCGGGTCCATTTTCTTAACCATATAAACATTGCCTGTTTTTTTGTTTTTAACAATGTCATCGTCTTTTAATATATCTTCAAGTATATTAGAAAGTTTAAGCATTATTATTTGTATTAAAACTTTTGAATACTTTTGTAGGTATCATTTTATAACCTGTATTAGATGTAGTTAGGATACAATTTCTAAATTCTTCCCAATCAATCATATAAGAATTATCCAACATACCACCCGTTTTTGACTTAACTACTTCGTTAAGTGCATTAATAGTGTATATTGAATTGGATTGTTTCTTTCTATGTACTAAAATAGTTTTCCATTCCGAAGGGATTGCATTAGAACCTTTCTCAACATTAAAAGTAATAAATGCTTCTTCAGGTCTCACTTTACTTTCTAAAATGAAAACATTTGGATTGGTTAGGGTATAGTTAGTCAATATGAAATCAACCGACTTATCTAATTCTCCCTTTGTCGTAAAAAGGCAAAGTAGTTGTGTATTCATTTTTAGCTTTCTTTTACTGCAGTGTATACTGCTTTTAATGACCTATTCTTTACACCCTCAGGTAAAATTTTATTTAATTTAGATATTCTTGTCCAAACTTCTTTTTTAGTTTGTTCGTCGGACATATCTAAGTTTTCCAAATCTTCTAATAATTCTTTAGACATAGCTGTTACTGCATCTTCTCTATCATAATCATCCCACTTTTCAAAATCAGTAGTTCCATGTTTAAATGCCAATCCACCAAAACGAGATTGAGACATTTCAAAAGTTGGTGCGGCACCTATACCTCTTGTTCTAACTTTTGCATCAAATACAGGAATAATATTATTATCACCTACATTGATACCAACTGACATAACACCACCCTTGTCAGTTACTTGAATTGCTGCGTCAATTTTTTCGTCTAATATTTTTCTTAATCTAGTTTTATCTGCTGCAGTTTTTGCATTTTCCCATTCTGCATATTCTTTTTTAATTCCTATCAAACTAACTAGGTTTGCTTTTTTCATTTCAATTGCAGGAGACTCACCATATATTACTTTAAGTTCATCTAATTTAGGATTATCTGGGAATAAAATATCGTCTATATGTGTTTCACCTTTTACCAATTTAATAAGAGATTCTCTATTTTTTGGATTTAAAAAGTCCTCAGTAATGGAATTTGTCATCTCTCTATCCAATCCTCTCAATCCATCATATCCACCTCTAAGTTTTGCACTATTTGAAACCTTTGCCATATCTGCAATAAGTTTCATATTATCACCATTCAATTCACCATTTACAACATGATTGATTACATCGTTACAATTTACATTAGATAAAGCCTTTGCAGCACCTAATTTTTTAACACTTGGTCTGTTGTCAACTTCACCTCTACCTGGTTTTTCATAAACTGCATTTATAATGGATTGTGCTCTACCATTTCCGTTTTTACCAAATGTTGAAGATGGGTCTTTTTTAGTTTTATTAAATTCATTACAAAATTCCTTATTAACTTTTTCATTTTTTGTAATTGCATTAGCTAATTTTTTAAACTCCTCAGTTCTTCTGTTTTTATAATGTTCTCCCGTTGACGTATCTGATATTTTCATACCTTCATTCTTCAATTCATCAATCATAGATGCCAAACCACCATTAAATACAAATACACTCAAATCTTTTTTAAGAGATATACCAACACGGAGACCATCATTAGTTAAAACAAAACAATCCGATGATGTACCATGACCTTCAGTATCAACAATTGCTCTACCTGCAGGAGTATCCCATACAAATTCTTTTATATTTTCAAATCCAATACTATCTTCAATATAATCTAATACCGATTCAGCCGAATCTACCCATGCATCAGTTAAAAATGTATCATCATCATCACCATTTTTTACAACGGCCTTTCTTAATTCTTTCATAACTTTTGCCTTAGCTGCATCATATGTTGCACCATCTTGCATTAGTTTAGTTATTTGTTTACCACCATGTGTAACGGCACACTCACCAGCTCTAGATTCAGGACTACCTGCACCTACACCTTTCTTTTCTCCGGATGATTCTGCATCTTCTGCAGCTTTTTCAGCTTTGGTTTTTAACAATGCAGAATAAACAGTATCGTCATCTAATTCTCTTGCATCTACAACACTCATCTCTTCACCATCTACATCAACGGCATCATCATCTTCTAAATGAATAAATTTGCCATTTTTGTCTAATTTAGAATTAGTATTTTTTTCTTTTTGTGCTCTCGTTTCGGCACCATTTCTAAACTCATCAGGTGCAATATTTGAAGCAGGTTGTTCTGGTTTTTCTCCTGTTAATCCTGTTGGAGTTTCTTTTTCATTATCACCACCATCTAGTTTATCTTTTTCAGCTTGAGCTTTAACTTGTTGTGGGGTTGGTTTTGAATACTCTCCAGATTGAATTGCATCATCAAAATTTTTCTTATTTTTGAATACTACAATTCTATCGGCATCCTTTGAATATGCAGGAAATGAACCTTTGATTGCCTCTGGTTCATCTTTTTTAGGTGCATTCATTTTCTTAGGGCCTGCTTCATTTAAGTAAGAAAAATATACTCTTACTTTTTGAGCAATTTCATTTGCATCAGATACCCTATTCTCTCTTAGAATTTCTACTAATTTTGTAACTTGTTCCTCTTTTGTCAAATCAATAATACCATGTTGTACACGATATTCTAATTCTTTAAGGATTTCTTGGAAATTTATTGACATCTATTGTTTTATTTTTAAAATGCAGAACTAATTAAATCGTAATCTTTTTTAGGTAATTCTTTTTCAGCTTTTGCCAATAAATTAGATGTTATTGCATTTCTTTCTTTTGCCTCACCTGGTTGTAAATACCCTCTATTATCGTGATACTTTTTAATTTGTTGTAATTTAGCTAAAGATTCTCTATCATCCATATAAATTGCCAATTCAACTGCGGCTGCAGAATGTTGATTATCATCTGTCATCTTACTTACCTTAGTATTAAAAGCTTGTGCCGGATTATATGATTGTTGTTGATTAGAAGTTGATTTATCTTTTGGAGTAAATTGTAATTCTTTATTAGCCGTCATTTTTAAAAATTGTTTCATTGGCCATTTTAATTCCTTTCCAGGAACTTTGTCATATGAAACATACATACTATCATCATCGTATCTTTGAACGGTAATCTTATCACCAGTCTTTTTGTTGGTAAATCCAGTACCCGGAGGTAATAAATCCGAAACTGTATCCAAAACATCTACACCACCATCAAAAACATCATTATCTTGTGGAGTTGGTTTCTTTTTTGCATTAGGGAAAACGGATGTTCCTTTTATATCTTTAGAATTTAAAGAAGCTCTACCTGCAGTAGTCACTCTACCTGCAACCGTTACTTTCGTATCAGGTCTTAATTTATGTACTTTATTGTATTGGTCGAATGCTCTCTGATTTGGAAAGTCAATCTCCTGTAATGGCATTAAGTCTACTAATTTCATTGTATAGTCTTTCGTTTAGATATAATTATATGATATAAATATATATTTTTAACTTATAACCTCTAAATTGTTATAATTATCCCCTTCTTCGATTTTGACCGGAAAACCACCCTTCTCCATTATCTCTCTAATGTCGTTTAAGATATTTTCTCTTTCAATAGGATGTGTGTCTATAAGAAAGGCATCATAGGTATAAAGTATCATTTTTGACATTTTCCCACTCAAATACTCCAATACCTCACCAATCTTCATATAATTGATTTCAGTTTCCAATGATTGTAATAAATAGTTGAATACCTTTTGTTCGTTTGCACCTTCGATTCTATCAAATGGTATTTCTCTTTTATATAAGAGTGTCGTAAGTTTTCCCGAAATGACGAACCTTTGGTATAATCCCTTAATATATTCGTCTACCTTTTGAAAGAATGGTATTTCTCTTGCGTTCTCATCTAATCCCCCATAAAGGTATGTAAAGGTTATTTTCTTTGCCGTCTCCAAATCACACCCATAAAGGTTTGCAAGATGTTGGTGAGCCGTAATGCCTTTTGGAAACTCATATCCAATCATTTTCGCAATTAAACGAATGTGATACGACTCATAGTCAAATTGAATTAAGGTTCCGTGTGGATGACGACTTATAAACATTTCTCTTGTTCCATCGGACTTATTTAACGCAGAGTAGTTTACGTTAAGATGTCTATTGGATGGTCTACCCGTTGTGGTGTAAGGATTGTATTGCGTATAAACGATATCATTTTTACGAAGGTATTGCTCGTTGAAGTTAAAACTATCAATAAATTTTTCTCTAACGACCTTTACCCCAGCCCCTTCCAACCTTCCCAATGATTGTATTGCTGATGTATATTTTCTATTCCATTCGTTTCTTGTACCGATATTTGGGATTGTCTTTAAGATTTCATACCACTTCATTAAAGGTACACAATCATTCAACTCTTTAAAGTCGTTTCTATACCCTCTATAAACCGATTCTACGACCTCATTAAAGATAAATGGTTTCCCATTCTCTTCAAAGTATACCCACTCATAATCCAATCCTATGGTGTTTAAATACCTATTGTCTAAAACCAATGTATTTACATGGACTAATTTTGATATGTCGAATTTGTCTAACTTCTTTGCATCTATGTGATTAAAATTAATTATACCATCACTTCCATCACTTTGTCTAAAATATAAGAAAGACAAACGATTTCCCAATGGATGTGCTCTATGAGAACTCCACACAGGAATTATAAGGTCAATATTTACATTTCCACCCAAAAAAGAAAGTAGGGTAGACTTATCTTCAATTAGATTAATCATACCCTACTAATATACTAAAAATATTTTGATTTACAAAATTTATTCTCCCCAATGCTTTTCACGTAATTCGTAAATATCAATTGGTTCTCTTTTCATTTGATTACCTGGATTGAAATATGCACCTTTCTTTAAATAACCACCTAAGAAGTTTCTTCTCATTCTTGTTGTATCTTTATTAGGGTCAGAACCATGTACAACATGTGAATGTAAAAGTGCAACTTGTCCTTTTTTCAAATGTCCTTCTACTTTGCGGAAATCATGTCCTTCTGGCATTACACAACTAATTCCTCTCTCACTTCTCCAATTTGGAGTATTTGTTGCTTTTCTTTCTTCGTTATCTTCCATTGGTAAAACAGGTAATCTATGTGAACCTTCGTAGTTCCAAACAGAACCATTTTCAGGGTCGTGATTATCTAATGCTAATGCTGTATTTACAATTTCATTATGGCCACAACCAGTATAGAATGCGTTTTGATGTTGGTCTCTTCCTAATTCACCTTTTGGTTTGAAATATGCCCATGTTTGCATTCCAACTACATCTCCTTCCATTAGAAATTCCATTGCTTCAATCATTTTAGGATGTGCAAATAATTTTTCTAATTTTGGTGATAATTTATGTGGATACATAAATGGTTCATACTCTTGCCATTTTTCAGGCTCAGATGTATTACGTTCCAAACGTAATCTATTCAATTCTTCGTTGATTTCATCAACTTCTGTTTCGGTAAGTAATTCCAATACCGTCCAACCTTTATATCTCCAATCAAATGTCATTTGTTGGATTTCTTCGTTGGTAAGATGTTTAAATTTTGACATAACTTTATTTTATTTATAATTAAATATACGATTTTATTTTTATTTTACCAAATTAAAATATGATTGTTATCAATTTTTATGAAATTGTAATAAATTTGGTAAATACAATCCAACGTTTTTTAGAAAAAATGATGCTCTGTTTATAGCTGCTTGATTTGAGTTTTTAACACCCTTATCATCTATTTCACCATCATTCTTATATGTAGTATTTAATGGGCCTTTGATTCTCCATTTTACCTCTATAACTTTCCAATGTGGATTTTCTTTATACAATTCATATGTTTTTAAATCTATTTCAAAAACATGAGCATTTGAGTCATTTGATTTTTGAATAAAATATCTCATTATAAACCCCAAACTATAATCATCATTGGTTGGTGATGGAACTATTGTATTTGGAAATTTAATATCAAATAAATTTAAATTATTTACAACATCTTTATACATAAAATTTAAGATTTATATTTGTAAACCCAATCGGCTTCAATTGTTGTTAACCAACCATTTTGATTATCCATAGTATGTTGTATGTTATTTATTCTAAACTCACCAATTTTATTTCGCATCTCCGGAACACCATCAGTTGTAAATGTTTCACCAATATTAAAACCGGATAAGCCATCTAATTTAAAATTTATACTAATATTTGTTAAAACTTGTGTATCTGTATTAAAATAACTCTTATCATTTATTAACTTTGTATACAAATAATTTGTATTTGTAACAACCAATGTTTGAATACTTTTTTTATCGTTTGGATTTAATTTGAAATTAATTAAATTATCACTTTCAGAAGTTGTATAATCTACATCATACGGTGTAGAATTATCATCATTTGATTCATATTTTGAAAATGAACCAGTTGGTGGTAATAATTTATCATATTGAATTTGATTAATACTATATAGTCCATCGACTGTTGTATGGTTTGAATATGAACTTAAACCATATATTCTATCTCTAAATTCAATTGATGATGGTGCAACTGAATCTGTTCCGAATCTATTTTGTGCAACAAATGCGTTTGCATTTTGTATAGCAATTGCAGCTGCGTTAGAATCCATATTAAAAGTAAAATCAAAATCTCTTACAATTGAGTTTATACTTAATGGATTAAATCTATAATCCAATCTAGCAGGGTCTTTTTCCGTTGGGGTTTTATTTAATTCTGAAAATAATTTAAAATCAATAATAGTTGCTGAACTATTTTCGTATAGATTACCATATCCCAATTTAAATATACCAAAACTTCTATCATTAATTAATTCTAAAATTTGTTCTAAAAAATCTATTCTACTATACGATTGATACCAAGCAGTAATTACCCTATTATAATCTATAAAAATATTTAATGCATTTCCAATAACATATGGGTCTTTTAAATTTATTTTTTCATTACCAGATGGATGTTGGAATTCAACTTCTTCATTTACTATTATAGATTTACCATTTATGGATGCATCCACTAAATTTTTTGTATCAGTAGTTAAAATTCCTTTTTCTGTAACACCATATTTTGGAAAACTTTTATTTGGAAACAATACGGCACCATCTTGTGCGGTAATAAATTTATGAATTTTTATAGGTACTATTTCATCATATTTACCACCACCGATTTTAAAAATTTTAGTATTTCCTGAATTTGGTAGATTTAATTTAAAATCTGGATTCGTAGAACCCTTAGTAAGTAAATTATTTAATATTTGTGTTAATATAAATTTTAATGAAATATATGGTGTTGACGAAACAACTACATCTTCCGTTGAATTATTTATTTTAGTAAAATTAAAAAATTCATTTTTCCAATCGTTTTCATTTAATTTTAATAAAGCCTCCAAATCCATACCAGGCATATCATTTGCTATATTATACATTATTTCTTGAAACAATGTTGGTTCTTCTTCTTTTTGAATTCTCAAAACACCAAATCCTGTGTTAATAGTTAATGGCATTTGATAATTTATTTCGTTACCTTGAATATATGTTGCCATTACAGAAAATGTTCCGTCTATATTTATTTTATAATTGTAATCAAATAATATTCCTGCAAATCTATCATAACTACCTTTTGATTTTCTACAATCATTTAAATATTCTGCAAATTCGGTACCGGTTGGTATTTGATATTTTAAAAAATCTTTTCTAAATTTATCATAATCCGATTTTGTAGCTAATAAATTATTATTTGTTATTTCATTTATATAAGAATTATCACCAAATTCTATAAGAACATGCATTCCCATTTGTAGGAAAAATTGTTCTACTAATTCTAATTGATGTAAAGAAAAACATCTGATGTTTACCATAGCGATTTTTCTGGTCATTGCAGTTCCATCAGCTTTTATATCCAAACTTTCTATTATTACAGGAGATATTTTTCTACCAGATTCACTTTCACATTCTATTATATTCCCATCAAAATCATAACCAACTATTGTCTTTCCAATATTATAATTTATTTTAGGGTCAGTATGATTTGTAATAATACATCCTTTATATTTTGGTTTTGAATCAGGTTTGGTTAAAATTTCACCAACTTGTTTCATTATCTCCTCTTTGGACATACCAGGTTTTGATTGAACAATTTTTGCAGCGGAGGACATAATAATAAAAGGCATTTTTAAATTACTTTTATTTATATTTGCTTGCCTTTCTTTTAAAACATCAATTATCCAAGTTTTTAAAGGAAATCTATAATTCATATAACTTATTTGTTTATTTTTTCCAAATCAGATACTATCTTTGATATATTTCCAGGTATTCTTAATTGTGTTCCAGGTTCTATGTGAAGTGATGCATCGTTTAAATTATTTGCAACAGAAATTGCCCACCACAAATTTTTATCACCATAATATTTGTTTGCCAATATATCCAATCTATCTCCGGATGTACTGATTATGTATATATCATTATCCGTTGCTTTTATTTTTGGGTATATTGTACTTTCCAAATATTTTCTTTTGGTTTCGTTTGTCGTTAATGTTTTACTATATGAATATCTACTTGCCATTATTTTTGTTCCATATTTTTAACAGAGCGTGCGTCTGTCCATTTTTCAATATCAGTTCTTTTATCTTCTTTTTCATTACCATTTGGTTCCGTCATATCATCTAATCTATATGTAATAGTTTTACCATCTTTTGCAATATCAGATGTTTCAATTATTTTCATATCCACACTAACATTAACTACTGTTGGATAAACTATACTCTTATCATCTTTAAAATCAGGATTGGTACTTGCCCAAGAAATACTTTGTGGTACACCAATACTTACATTTGATATCAATACATTTAAATTTTTATAGTAATCACCTAAACTAAATTGTAGTATATTTGGTGAAAAAACTAATGGACTATTTTTTTCATTACCCAATTGAACAGATGCTAACTTTTTATCAGGAAATCCAAATCCTCTTAATATATTTAATTTATTTTTTATTACAGATTGTTGTGTTGTGTTTAACCAATATACATTAAATGAAATTTTTAAATCTCTACTAACTCCTAGGTATCTATAATTTTTAAATGGAGAACCAACATATTTAAATTCATTCCAATCTGCGTTTACGGTTTCCGATATTTCACCATTAAATGCAGCTGGTAGTATTAATCTATTATTATTTTGTGATTTAAATGATATATAAGTTACTCCTGTTTTTGTATGTTTACTTATAAGTGTATTATACTCATCATTGTTAAAAATTTCTTTATATAATACATCATCTCTCATTTCATCAAAAGATGTTATCTTCATATCCGTTCTTTTCTTCATACTATCTAAATAATATGAATATTCACCCTCAATAAAATATTCTACTTGTTTAATATATTCCGATGAAATCAATTTATTATCATATTGAAATGCGGGAACTTCTTTTGGTGGTTTTCGTTTTTTTCTGTTACCAGTTAAGAGTCTATTTACACCTTTTCTTAATGCATCACTTGCAAGTTGTTGTGTTTTACCAATTGCATTATTAGCTAAATCTTTTGCATTAGGAGGGCCTTTTAATAATCCTGTTAGG